ATTTTTTAAAAAGAGAAAAAGAGCTCCGAAAAGCTGTCATATCAGTATTTAGGGGCTCTTTGATTTCGAAAAACTGTCAAAGATGGGATTATACCATCTTTAATAGTTTTATCAAACGCTTTACGTTTAATAGACTCTCTATTGCCATCCACATACTTGCTATACCACTCTTTATAAGTCATATCGGCAGGCACGTACTCAACTTTACCTGTCTCTGGATTCCTTGCTCTGCGCTTCAACTTGCTGTAGTCTGCGTCCTCATCGTATCCGACAGTAGTAGACCTACACCAAGGGTGCATAGGCGGACAATTGACACCAGGGACAGCCTTATCCCTATCATAGACCTGATTGTCATGCTCCTGACAAATGCGTGATGTACGCTTGTCTAAGACGGCCACAAAGATATACTTCTCTATATCCGCTTCCTCATAGTTGAGTAGCTCCATTTGGTTATGAAAAAAGGCTGATTCTGTCCGAACCAAACGCCTTGCATCGTTCTGCCCCACATTGAACCGCTCAGCAATTGCTTGTGCAGTTTCTCGTGTATCTCGGCCTGTCATAAGGCTTATGAGTAATTCATCTTTTATGCTTGATGTAAGCTTCCCTGTATTCTTCCAGATGTTTGTTGAGTACGTACTTCCATCTCCTACCCAACTAAAAGACTGTAGATATTTAATCTCGTTCTCAGGAAGCCCAGAAAAGCCGTATGCTAGTCCTGTCTGCTGCTGCAGGTCAAAGGTAGCCTTGTAGTAACTATCCTTCATCAGGTCGCTATAAAAGGCGTCTGAGCCTGTCTTTTCTGAATGATAGATAGATTCACGCATACGGTCTAAATCATCACTCAAACGTTCTAGACGCTTCATACGGAAAGAATAAGCCGGACTATCTAAGTCAGCCAGTAGTCTTTGGATATTTGGATCATTCGGTCTTGCTTCAAGCACCTTACGAAGTTCATTCAGATTTTTCTTGTCTTTCATGTTCTTTAAGACTTGTCTAGCATCTACCTGACTTAGACCATAATCACGTTGGAACTTATCAAAAATCTTATTGACTTCCTTATCCAAGTAAGTCTTGGCTTCCTGATAGACCTTATCGAACTGGTCTGCCTGCTTTTCGGCCTTGTCCATCTGCTGGTAAATCAGATTGGCTTTCCTCTTCGCCCAATACTCCTGATTCTTCATCCTCTACCTCGTCTTCGGGTTTCGTGTTGTCTTTGTTGAACATCGGCATGTCTTCCATGTTCTTCTTTTTTTCTTCTTCCAAGGCTTCCAGTTCAGCGTCAGGGTCTTCCACAAACGGCAAGAGAGAAATAAGCTGCCTATTGGTCACTTTACCTTCCAAATTGTTCACAATCTGAGAGATTTCCAGCAAGTTTTTAGGCAAACCACGGCTGAATTGTGGAACGATTGAATGAGACTCTAGTGCAATCTGTTTCATACCCAAGTAATGAGCAAAAATCGCAATACGCTGACGCAATCCTCGCTTATAGTTCGCTTCCTTGGTCTTAGTAATCATCTCAAGGCCCATCAGCTTGAATTCCATGGCTACGCCCGAAGTATTCCCTGCGAAGTTCTCATCAGTCAAGTTAGGCACATGGCTGAATGTGTAGATGTCCTCTTTCAGAGCTGTGCGCAAGATTTCAGTAGCACTTTCATCCAGCGTATTCTTCAAGAACTCAGCCCTTGCACTATCGCCCGGCAATTCCAAAAGACCTTCTTCAGAAAGAATCTTCATTGCTACCTTAGCGTCTTCTGGAGTGTCTGCTAACTGCGTGCCATACAAGACAAGGATAGACTCTACAGCCTGTTCCTTATCATTGACACGATTCCCCATCAAGGAATTATAAGCGTCTATCAAGCTAATTTGTTGCTCATAGTCACCAATTGCAAAGTGATTGTTGCGATATTCGATAATTGGGATTTGACCAAGGTTGTGAGGTGTTGCCTCCGCGCTCTGAGTTGTTCCTGAATCTGTACTTCTCAGCACCATGTGATAGTGCAGATTTTCGGTAAAGACCTCAGCCTGGTACTTGGTAGTGTCTTTCGTATCGTCTTTTACTTCATAGTAATAGACCGCAAACAAAGGCTTCCGCTCAATACTATCATCGTAGACCATGAAGGTATTCTCTGGGTCAATACTAGTTGAGTCCAACTCAGTCAATCCCTCTTTAGCATAGATGTACTCGTAAGCACGACCATAGATGGCCATGTTCAAAGCATTCTGAGCATCTACTTGGTCAATCTCAGCGCCATCAAAGGCTGTAAGTAGTTCATCGATATCACCTTCAGCAGTGTTATTGTACTTGATAGGATTGCCCATAAAATAGCCCGTAGCTGTATCTGCAATATCCTTGGCATGATTAGCTACCGTCTTGTAATTGGGTGCGTTCACATTGCGTCTCTTGTGTTCTAAGATAGCATGCTCACCCAAATAGTAGCTTTTAAGCTTCTTCAAATGTGAGCTTTCAGTGTTATGCATCGTTATCAATTTGTAAATCAGGTCTTTCTTCAAAGAACCCTCATCATATCCATCCCGTGGATAGGTTAAATATTGGTACATGTCTTTCCTCTCTATAGACCATAATCAGAACGTCTGCGGACGGTTGCTTTGCCACCCTCAATACATTGAAGGCTATAACGTAGCGCGTCCATCAAGTGGTTGTTTTTATCTTCTGGTTTATTCAACCAATTCCCTTCTTTGTCTCGCTGGTAGCAGTAACTATAAAATTCATCCATGATGTTTTTACAATCTGGATGCACATAAATAGCGTATCCTTGCAATTTGGATACGCCTGCCATAATACTATCCTTACCTTTCCGACTCTCTTTTATTCTAGATATGCCATGTTCTGACCTGAGCTCTTCAATCAGCCGTGACTCTGCGCTATCAGCAATGATTTGTGAGCGATGATAACCTTTGTCCTTTATCATCTTCGCAACTTCTTTGGTTATCAATCCGACTTTATACGCCTCATCAAAGACATAAATCTCTTTCGTCGTGTCATTTATCAACGAACAACACAAAGCAGTTGGATCATGAGTAAAACCAAAGTCAAGACCGATACATAATTTATTAGCTGAATCTTGTAGTAATTCATCTTTATTGAAATCCTTGACAGTCACGTTTTCGTAGATTAAACCTTCAGCAACTCCCCATTCGCCATCACAAACGATTCTAGCACGTCTGGGGTTCGTATGATACAAATCCTCATAGCGTTTGATATCGACTTCATCAAGCCACTCATTGCATTTATAAGTGGTTGTAGTAGCGAATGTGTCAGCCCGTCTCGTCTCTTCATCGAAGAATACACGCTTGAGCCAATGCCTCTCATTCCACGGGTTAAATGTGACTGTGATTTGTTTAAAGAAATCAGGTACATCTAAGCTACCACGGATAGACTCAACAACCGTGCTGAACTTGTCTTCAGTCTCAATTTGATATGCTTCCTCGAACCATGCCCAACACAGACTACCGATATCGACTGTAATAGATGTAATTTTGAGTTCATCATCCAAACCACGGAACAGTATTTTTTGACCAGTCGCTTTTACAGTTATTTCAGGCAAAGACTCGTTAAATTTAAACAAATGAGTCACACCCAACACATTACACGCCCATTTAAAATCCGTATAAGTTGATTGCTTGTTGGTATTCGAGTATCTACGAATAACAAGCAAGTTGGCCCAGGGATATTTCAAAAGACGGACAACATAATTCAAAGCGGTTGTCTTGGACTTCTTCGAACCACGGGAACCTTTTACAACACGATAAAGATTTCTTGAGCGCCAGAACTGTCCGTATCCAGCTCCTACTGTCTTAGGTAGGTCGATTACAATATCACTTTGTTTAATCTGGTATGTCTGACTCATTTGCAAACACCACCGTCCCAGAAACGTCTGCCTCTACTTTGTCTGTCCAAAGCCTATGACGTTTTCCTAATAGTTCGGCTGCCTTGATTCTGTCTTTTGCTCCAACATTAATATCCGTAATCGTTTGACCCAATTCTCCGATGCTTATCAAAGTCTGTTCTTGTGTCTCTCCTCGCATTACCGAGGTTAGATAACTAAGGACTTCTTGCTGGTCTGCGATTTTTTCAGAATCAAGCTGTTTCAACTGTTCATCTATATAACTTTTAATCTTAGGATTCTTTAGTAACTTATGTCCTTCAACGCCTGCCACTCTATCACTAGAAACACGATAACCTGCTTTCTTATAGGCTTCCGTCGCATTACCTGAGATGATGTACTCATCTGCAAATCTCTTTTGTTTTATTCTCAATCCACTCAATTTTCCATCACCACCTTTCAAACAATCAAAAAAGCCACACGATGTGCGACCTTTTCAAGACCTCTCTCTGCGAATTAAAATCGCAATTGGAACGACAGGATTCGAACCTGCCTACGTTTCAATTCCCTAAACAGGACTTAATCCGTCTACCATGTATCCATTAACTAGCATGAGACTACTGCTTTAAACGAGTGACTTTTGATAACTTATAGTTTATTATCTTGTCCACAAATATTCCTACTTGTATCACTCATACACGATTGGTTAGACCAATCACTTCTTACATCACAAACTACTAAGCCATTTTTCAATTAACGAAGACCCCGCTAAAAGTCTAAGCTGCTTTACTCTTTGACTTTACTCTTATCCTTGCGAGACTTGAGCAGGCAATCTAATTGCCGAAGTACACTTTCGTTTGCGACGGGCGATGACTTTTGCTTTTTTCGAATTTTTTTCTATCTTGAATAGCCTTAAAATATAAAAATCATCTTTCATCTATCACAGACACGCATCGCCATGTGTTTCATCCTCTTTTGAAGAACAAAATGCACAGCGCCTGCTTGTTATCGATTGTTTTGCGGACAATCAACTCACCTTACATACTTTTGGGAGGCGCCCAATTTTTGTAAGATATGGTATTAAGCTCTTGTTGCACCTCGAACCAAATACCTCTTTCCTCTTATAGACTCGTTTCACAGCCAAACTGCCACGTTTGCATTTCCTCAGCACCTTGCCGTTGGAATCTTTCTGCTTTAACTTCGCCCACCTATTCCAAAACTGAAATAGTTAAGATTACATTGCTTAGATTGACCATTGCTGGCAGGATGTTTGATAGATTTAAAAACATCCTTTTCCTGAGTTACCACAGATTATCTAGGCTAAGCCCTAAAAGTGCAAGGCGACTACAACCTTGCGTGCGTATTAAATTTTGACTTCTTTTTTTATTTTTTGTAGTCATTTAAAACCTCTGAGGGAATCAAACCCTCTAGCTTATAACTTATCCGGAATATAATTAGCTACGCAATCATGCAAGGTCCAGTCGCTCCGCAACCATTTGTAAGTTAATGAGTGATATATGAATGCTAAGCCTACTGCCTACCCCATTCTGGGACACAAACACTCAACGGCGATGTCCGGAATCGAACCGAAGGAAACATCGGAGAGAAACCACTTACCTGTCACCGCCAAAACGAGACCGAAGCCTCGGAAAAATATAATAAATATAAAGGAGACGCCAATTGACCTATCACTTGACAATACTATTTTACCATGTGAAATAAGCCATTTCCTAGCAATTTACTTGCAAATATCTCCCAAAATTTTACGATAGACAATCAACTTACCTTTTCGATAAGCTTCCGCAAATTCCAAAGCACCTCTACTAAGCATGCGATAGAACTCACTCTCAGAATAGCCTAAGTCCATATAGATAGCCTTATCTGATAATTGGATTTTCATATCCATGTACTTCTTTGCGATAACCTGCCGAACGTATGGATCCATAATGCAATTCACTGCTCTTTCAATCTCCAAAACCTCTGCCTCTGCATCCACATGTTCGATAACCATATTCTCAGTAGCTGTGTTCTTGCCAGTAAATGTCTTTGGTTCAAATGAGTAAGTCGTTGTGATTTTAGGCAAATACTCAGCACCTGCCATTCGGACATACGAGCGATAACTCTCTAGAACGTCATAGACATTTTTCTTGGTGAATTGCACGTCAACTCTTTTTAATAACCTCACAACATAGCTCCTTTATGATATAATATTTTTAGCGAACATATCACAAAGGAGTCAGCTATGCTGGCTTTTTTATTGCTTTGTTCCGTTTTTAGGTGTATACTGTATGTATATAAAATAAAGGAGAAACAAATGAATACTGTTAAAACTCGTAAAGTTGGGAACTCTGTCACTGTGACCATTCCGAAAACACTCAATGTTCCAGAAGGTCAGGAAATGTTTGTCTACAAGGGTGTAGACAATGTCATTGTCCTAGCTCCAAAAATTCCAGACCCATTTAGTGGCGACACAGACCTACGCATGGAAGATGACTTTGAGGGGGTGAAATTCCTTGACAGCGAAATATGATTACATTCCAGAAAAACAGGACATCATCTGGATTGACTTCGACCCGTCTGTTGGACGTGAGATTCAGAAACGCCGTCCTGCTATTGTCGTCTCACGTAGAGAGTATTCGGAGCGGACTGGATTTGTGGCTGTATGCCCTATTACACACGGTCAAAGCAGACTAGAAGAACAAGGCCTGCTCGTTCCTGTGCGTTCCAATAAGGTAGATGGCTCTGTCAATCCACTCCAACTCTATACTTTTGACTTTAGAGAGCGCAAGGCTCAAAAAATTACAACCATGGATACAACCAGTTTTCAGAAGGTTGTCCAACTCTACAACTTCATCTTTGAAGCCTAGTCCTTATGGATTGGGCTTTTTAAATCTTTCTCCATCTCCTCAATCAGCCAATCAAGGTTCTTGCGTGCTTTCTTCAGGTCTTCAAGGCCGTTTTTCTTTTGAAACCGTAACATATACTTGATTGCGTTGCCCCAAAAGAAAGCAAACGCTCCGAAAAGATTCCCAACGAAGTTATGCACAACATCGATAGCCTCAAGACCGTTTGCACCCTGGTAGTGGCTTAGTTTATTTATATTGTCAATTATTTCTGGGTTCATTATTTATCCTCCGAAAGCTCTGGGTTTTCGTAGATGTTGCCGATGATTTCCTCATCTTCCGTCCACGCATATCCATCTCCCAATCCTTTTAGGTATACAGCAGGCATTCCACCTATGAATGTACCACCATATTCTTTTTCTAAATACACTTC